CTCCCGTTGGAGCCAATCGCGCTCACTCCACCCGCATAGACGCTGATGTTGCTTAGCGTGGACGCACCCCGAGTGGACACGTTCATCTTCTTGATGAGCTTGAACTGGCCCTGTGTGAAGACGTCGACCCCTCGAGAGTCGTAGAAGCTCACGTTGGCCTTGTTGGAGTCGTTGGACTCCTGGTAGAGCGAGCCTGCGCCCTCGTGCCACGAGGACTGAGACCGGCGCCACCAGCCGGTGAGCGACTGCTCACCAGGGTCAGCCTCAGAGTCGAACTGGTCCTTGCGGACAGGAATCGTCTTGACCGACTGAGGGAAGTCCCGGGACGTGGCGAGGCGGAACGGGATGCCACCGATGGCAATGTCAACCTCCCGGCCCTGCCGGGAGTAGATGGACTGTGAAGCGGAGGCAAGCCGCTCAGAGAGCGGTGTAGGAAGGCGGTCAGTAATGCCCGTCATCAGACCATCGCAATCCAGGAAGCCACTGCCGACAGCGTGCGAGCGGTGCTGTCATACTGCCGAGCGTTCAGCGTGAAGCCGGTGGTCGTAATCGACGTAGCCCAGAAGATCGTGGTCGCGTGCTGCGACCCGATACTGACCTCAGGAGCCACCGAGAACGCTTGCGCGAAGGTGACTGCCTGCGTGACAGGTCCAGCCGAGGCAGAGAATGAGCATGTCGCATTGCCCTTCTGGATCTGCGTAAGCGTGGACCCGCCAATAACCGGAGTAGTAAGTGTCTTATTGGTGAGCGTCTGAGTGGACGAGACATCGACAACGACGTTGCCGTTCGCTAGAACGGAGCCAGTGCCCTTCGAGAACAGGTTGATAGAAACGTTGGCATCGGTGCCGCCAGCGCCGACCGACACCGCCCCACCCGTAGCCGAGTTGACATGACGTACGTAGTTAACTGCCGATGCCACGCCTTCGTGCGTGGTCGACGCGAGGTTGCCAGTCGTGGAGTTGATCTGAGCAATCTGCGGAGTAGTCAGCGTCTTGTTGGTCAGGGTTTCAGTTCCGGCGAGCGAAGCGAAATCAGCGTCGGTGCAGGCAGTATCGAACTGAGCCTTGGTGCCAGAGACGGTGTTGCTGCCCAGGGCAATGGTCTTAGTAGTCAGCGTCTGAGCATCTGATGTACCAACGACCGTGCCGGTCGGAATGGTCTTGGAGCCGGAGACGATCTTGCCCGTGCCATCAGCTTCCATAAAGCGCGAGGCGGTGAAGCCGTTGATGACGTTGGTCGTGCCGAGGGTCTTGTTCGTCAGTGTCTGCGCGTCGGTCGTGCCGACAACGGCACCAGCAATGCCGTGGACGCCCGTAGTCGCATTGACGTGAGCATTGGCTTCTCGAGGATCAATGGCCGAGAAGCCGTGGACTACGGAGGCGCCAGCCGAGTGAGCGAACCCGGTGGTTGAGTCATAGCCACGAGTAACGGTCAGTGTCGTGCCAGCAGCGTTGGTCACGGACACAACCTCTTCCGTGGCGAGGCCACGGTCGACGATCAGTGTGTAGGGATACGTGATCGGGAAACCCGTAGTCGCGGTCACGACCATAGTCGTGGCGACGTTCGTGCAGGACGAAGCCAGCGTCGTAGCTGGCGCGTTGGCGTAATACCGGAGGCCCATCAATATGCCTTATCGCTGGAAGTTCATCTGAGCGGGAGACAGTTCGAGGAGACGCTTGCGCTCCTCGGAGAGTCGCTGCTGGTACATGGCGTAGAGCTGGTTAGCCACGCGAGCGGCATCCCCGGCCTGTGTCACCTGAGCTCGGGAGACGTTCTCGACCGAGATGGTCTGCACCCGAGCAGGCTCGAGGAAGCGCAGCATCCGAGACGTGACCGCAAAGCTGAGAAGGTCGGCATAGGACTCGGAGAGTCCTGCCGTTGCGAAGGTGTCGGAGTCGGAAGCGAAGTTAGTGAAGTCCGCTTTGTAGACAACCTGGACAGTGGCGCCAGGGAGCACCATGTCGTAGAGCGAGAGCTTGTTCCCTGCCGAGTCCTGGCTATTCGTGTCGAAGCTCCACTGGAAGAGGCGCTGCCAGTCATTGAGGGGAGACGGCACCTTCCACTTGATCTCGAGGATCCCGTCGCAATCGGCAGGCATGTCGTAGCCGGACTGCGCAGTCGTGAAGACGAAGGTCGTCTTCTTGATCTGATACAGCGTCGGGTATAGGCCATCAATGGCCTGATTGATCGCCTTCTTGATCTCGTGCCGAGGAAAGACTGGATCAATCGTCACGGTGCTGTTGATTGCGTGCGTGGTCGCCGTACTACCTCGGTAGCCCCTCCCATTCGGAATGAGCTGCAGGCCACCACTGTCGGACGTGTAGACGTAGACCAGCTCGTCATCAATCTCGGCAATGCCACGCATAACGCCGTCTGAGTTGTTGACGGCGAAGGTGGTCGAAGTCGTGTCATTGATGGCAGACGTGAGCCAAGTGACCCGCTCCTGGGTGTTGCAATAGGAGTGCAGAGAAGCGTTGATCGAGTTGACGAGATCCGCGTAGGTCGTCACTTCATTGCCTCAAGGTCAACAAAGAGCCAGCGGTGGTCACAGCCGGGAGCCTGGACGGTGTGGTGACCGGCCTCGTTCAGAAAGTCAGGCCACGCGATCTTGTCGAGGTTGGATGCCCGGGAACGGAGTCCAAGGCGTGCGAACATGCGATTGGGCGAGAACTTCCACAGCCGGTGCAGGAACTTGAGCGCACGAGCACTGTTGTAGTTAGTGTCGCCACCGATGATGGGAGCGAAGCCCCCGCCCTGCTGGCCCTTAAGGAACGCCTCGAGCGCCACGATCTCCTTGCGGTATTCGTGGGTGCGAGCCAGGGACCACTTAGGCCGACCTTGCTTGTCCTGAATGCCTGCATTGGCGTGCCACGCCACAAGGTTCAGGCGATGACCCGCCCACTCGACCAAGGCCCACGAGACCCAACGGTCGTGGGACAGGTTGTGCGGAGCAGGGATGAACTTGGTGGCCTGGAACTCGCCGTGATCGAAGACCTTGATGTCCTTGCGGATCCAGAGCTGGACCTCTCGGTGGCCGTGAGAGCCACCCTCGGAGCCGAAGTGGCGGTGAGTGCCACCCAGTGCCGCCTGGATCTTTGCGTGCGCTCCTGCGGCCTCCTGGACGCAGATGACATCGGCGTCTTGCTTGACGAGAAGAGTCAGAGCATCGCCCAGCGAAGGGTTGTGCTCACGGAGGTTGACGGTGGCTACGCGCAGGACAGGACGCTTGGGATTCAGTCGCATGTCGACGATCTCCTTGGCGATCTTGAGGATCGCAGCGATGTCGATGTCGCCCGGGTCGCCGTGGACGTTCTCGGGGACGTGTTGGTGCCCACAGACGCCAGCGAAGGCTCGCCACTGAGAGCCGGTCAGGCGTACGGCGTTGGCCCCGTAGGAGGCCGGGTACGCCAGGAAGGGCAGGGTGCGGAGCTGTAGCCCGTGGCGAATATGCTGGTCGGCCAGGAAGTCAGCAACGGCGCGCAGAGCCCAGTAGGGCGCGTCGGGCCAGTAGATGTAGTCCACGCCAGCCTTGAGGCCATCCCAGCTCACGCTGTGCTTGGGGTCGCACGTACCGACCATCTCGACCTGTACGCAGTTGAGCGTGTTGGTCTCGACGCCACCAGTGGCATTGACTAGAGCTCGAGCACTCTTCTCGTCAGGGAAGTGCCCACGCCAGATCAGCTTGCGGTTGGCGATATCCGGCATGGCGGTGTACGTGGGCGCCTTGGAGCCGCCGTCGTAACCCGGCCAGCTCGAGGACTCGGTGGTGTGCAGGACAACAACCTCCGTGGCCTCAGACAGGTTCATGTCAGCGCCAGGGAAGTCGTCCTGGAACCACTGAGTCTTGGTGTCGGCCTTGGAGTAGTTGGTCATCCCTGTCGACTCCCATAGGTGTCGACCTTGAAGGTGAAGGAGGGCGTGGTGCCGGTGATCGTCCACGCGATCCGCAGCAGGTCCGAAGCGGGAGTGGAGGAGAGGTTGATCCGGAACGCCTGCGTACTCACGCCGGTCAGCGCCGTAGCGCTGGCAACGTCGTACCAAGTAACCCCACCGTCAGGCGAGTCCTGGAGCTTCACAGTGAGCTGTGGAGTCGTGCCGGAGGCGGCAGTGACGTTGGTATAGAGAATCATTCCCGCCAGAGGCGAGTACGTGGAGAACGGGTTTCCGTTGCCGTTGGTCGTACGTGCGGCACTGGTGATCGCTGAACCATCAATGGCCGCATTGCCGTACGCGCCCTCGGCGCCGGACTTGTAGGTGTTAGAGAGAGGCATTGTGATCCTTACGCCTGGAAAGCGGTGCCGGTTTCGTTGGAAATGCGAACGGCCCGGTCAATGTCACCGGGCCGTGTACTGCGGGGCTGAATGCCTTGCTTCCTGGCATTCGCATATCTATCTAGCGATTTATCTGCGCTTCGCTGAGCGCTGAGGACTTCTGGATTCAGCGCGTTCGTCTTGAGGTTCTTGGCTCGAAGGCAAGCGCCATAGCTCTCGTGATCCTGTGTCTTGCAGCTCGAGGCGCAGGCCATCAGGTCACCGTGTATCCGTCTGCAACAAGAGCGTTGCCAACTGCGGTAGTCACGGTGTAGACGTGACCGCCGACGAAGTAGTCCACGCCGTCGACCAGACCTACGAGATCGCCGCCATAGAGGGTCTTCTGGGTCACGTAGTGACCGGCAACCTTGAGAACTGACTGGCTCTCGGTAAGTCGGAAATAGCACAGCGGCTTCACGAGGGTCCGCATGGGAGCCTCGTAGGTTGGTGGCTGGAACGTTGGCATTCCTACTCCTGGAAGAATTGGGAAGGGCGCCCCCGAAGGGGCGCCCCTTTTGACGCAACTGAAAGAATCAGATGACGTCGATGCTGGAAACGGTCTCGATGCGCCAGAGAGCTTCCTGACGGTAGACCGACCAACCGGCGAGGCCGTGCCACGACAGCGGACGGAACCGCATCATCGGGTCAACAACCGGGCCGATGACAAGGTGCGGCTCGATCGCCACAACCTCGGCAAGGCACTGCGCACCGAAGAGGTAAGCGCGGTACACGTTCTTGGCAGCCGCGCCATCAGCGGCAACCTTGCAACGGGGGCTCTCGATGTACGAGACGCCACCGAAGACGCCGACCTGCTCCTTCCACAGCGCCTCGGGAGAGACGTTGTTGTGGGGGTAGCGCCAGCCCAGCTCGCCAGTCTCACGACGGAAGTCGTAAGCGACATCGGGGTGGATGAAGCACCCGAAGGTGTTGCCGTCCATCTTCTCGATGACGTTGGCGCCACGCATCTTGGCGACCAGGGTCTGCGGGATAGCAGACTTGAAGGTGTCACCAGTGGTGAGCGTGTTGAGGGCCTTGGACGTGCTCGGAACGCCAGCGTTCGAGCGAGCGACGTTGGTACCGGCATCCAGAACGGCACGCACGCGGGAGTCCACCGAGGACGCGAGCTGACGAGCGACGATGTTCGCCACTGCCGGGTCGACGTCCGAGAAGGTGAGGGTACGCAGGCGCAGGGTCGGGATGACCGTGGTGCCCATCTCGTTCAGGGTCACGGTGACTTCGGAGGCCGAGGGAATGGCAACGGAGTCAGGGTTGACCGTTTCAGAGATGTTGGTGAGGTCGTCTGCGAGATCGTTGTAGATATCGAAGACAACCGTGCTGCCCGGGTTGGTCAGGGCAGTAGCTCGGGTGTCTGCCACTCGGCGGAAGAGAGGCTCGGAACGCAGCTTGAAAGCAACGAGCTTCTCGTAACCAGTCTTGACAAGGGTAAGACCGAGTGAAGAACCCGAGGTAATGTCGGTATAGGCGTTAGCCACCGATTATCCTTTCGGGTTAGAGGGCTGGGTAACCAGCCTTTGCCCGAATCAGAAGGAGTTTGCAGCTCCATTCTGGCCGAGGAACTTCAAGAGTTCCTCTTCGGATCCCTGGAACTTGTTGAGCTGTTCCAGAAGATCATTCGAGACACTGGCTGGGGTGCCCGACTGCTGCGCATTGCTCATGGCATCAAGGGCGCGCTGCTCCTCGAGCAGCACGGCGATGTCCTCTTCCGATGGCTCGTCAACCTGGAGATCCTTGTTCAGGTCCTGACGATCCATTTGCTTACCGTCGCCACGCTCGAAGCCGGTTGCGAAGAGATGCGCTTTCTCTTCAAGCCACTTGGCGGGGTCGGCGTCAGCCGGGATGAGTTGTGCAATTGCCGGGTCTAGCTCCTTCTCCTTGAGCAAGTCGGTAACGGTCTTTGCGCGTTCCTTGCCTTCAATGGACTCGCGGAGCTTCTTGTTCTCCTCGAGCACCTGTTCCAGCATCTTGCGCAAACCGCTTCCGCCGCTCCCGGGACCGTTGTCCTCGAAATCGGAATCGGAACCATAGTTGTAGCCGCTCACGCGGACCTCCTTGTTTCTGTTTGTCTGGCCGCACTTGGCCCCCAAGGGGAGGGCTAGTGGCTCCAGGTGATGCCGTCTAATACGCCCCACGCAAAGGACGGCGCCTTGCGTGGGGGAGTTTGTGGATTAGTACGAGGTCCGCTGCGCGGAGCCCGTAGAGCCTTGCGAGCTGCCACCGAATTGGGCCTGCTCGCCAGCGATGATCTTGCGGCGCTTGGTCGAGTCGTTGAAGAAGACGTCGTTCTCTGCGTCGGTCTGGTTGTACTGCATTCCGTAGACGCCAGCAGTGCGGCTCAGGTAGTCGTTGAGCGCCTTGACGGCGCCGTAGCCCTGAGAGGCCTGCTGCTCGGTCACACCCTTGTCTACGAGGTTTTCGTAGTGGGTGATGTCGTTGGTGTTCAAACCAAAGCGTGAAGCCCAGCTAGCAACGCCAGCGCTGTTGAACTGGCGCTCGATGACCGGGAGTGCGCGGTCCTTGTCGAGGAAGTACGAAGCGACGTCGCCAGTGGAGAGGCCGTAGAACTTCGCCATCAGGTTCCGCATGGTCGGGTCGATCTGCTGGGCCATACGGACGGCCATACCTACTCGAGACTCGATCTCGGCGGGGGACTTGCCTCCGGCGATAAACGCTCCGAAGTCGGAAGGGTCGTCGTAGAAGCCGACCGGGAGACCTGCGTTGGCGATGATGGAGCGGTACTGGCCCTCGAGCTGCAGATACTGGGACAGACCTCCCACGCCACCTGTGAGGTAGCCGTTCTTGACGGCTGTCTGGTAGCCAGGGAAGCGGGTCTGGAAGGCCTGAGTCTTCTCGATGTCCGGCAGAAACATGTCGATGTCAGCCGGGGTGTAGCCCTTAATCCAAGCGTCATGGATGATCTGCACAATCTCGGCAGAGTTGCCGAGCTGCAGGTTCTGCTGGAACCAGTTGGTCAGAATGTCCAGTGCGCTCTGACTGGGAGCTGTGGGCGGGGGAGTGGTGGTTGTACCTGACCCTGTACTCCCGGACGTCGGGTGAATATGCCCCTGGTCGGTGGGCTGTCCCCAGGTCCCTGGCTCTCGCCCGGTCGAGGTCTGACCGATCTGGCCAGTCCACGCAGAGCCCGAATACTGATAAGGATTGAACGTACTCATTACCCGAGACCCCACATCTTGCTAAGTGCGCGAGTCCAGTCGGTCGCTGAGTCTTTGGCTTGCTTGGTGTACTGCCACCGCTTGTCCTGGCGAAGGCTGTCCTCGAAGTCGGTAATCGACATCGGCTGAATGTTGCCCTTGTCGTCGCGGACTCCGGCCATAGCCTTCCGGATGGTGTGGTCGAACATGTCGAGCGAGGCGGGGTTCATCTCGAGAATCTGAGCCATCGAGTTCATGTAGGGAGTGGCGAGATCAGCCATGTTCATCCCGCCCTTGATCTGGTCGCCGTAGGCGCCGAACGTCTTGGCGGCGGTGTCCCGGATGAACGTCTCGTACTGGTCCTGCGAGGCGTTGCCTCGAACGATCTGCTGCATCCAGTTCTTGAACTGAGCATCACCAAGGCGCACGCCGTTCTGCAGCGCAGTGGCACGGAGCTGGCCCTCGATGGCCGAGAGCTGGCCCCCGTAGTGGCCCGTGTCGCTGGGCTTGACGTGATTGGCGATGATGTCGCGGATCTGATCCTCGGAGAAGCCGAAGAGGAGAGATCGCTCCGCGAGCCTGCTCAGGCCGTCCTTGGTGAAGGATCCTCCGAAGGCTGCCGAGAGGTTCTGGACCATCGTCAGACTGTTCGCAAGACGCTCTTGGTAGGTCG